CGCCCGCCCGCGCCCCAAGGGGCTCGAGCTAACCCCTTGAAATCACGTAAATCCCCAATATCGGCCTATATTTAGCTAATATCCTGTATTTGTTGGGAAATAAATTGATTAAACAAATCATATATTTAGCTCGACGGCGTGCGCCTGGGGTCGCGGGGAGGGAAAGCCTAGGAATATCATGAGTTTATGCGATCGACTGGAGGCCGGTGGGGGTGTGAATAATTGGAGTGCCACCCCAATTTCTGGCTCGATTTCTGAATACTCTATTACTCACACCCAATTTCTGGCCCGATTTCTGAATACTCTATTACGGATATTGGCTAATAAAGACCGCGAGACTTGGGGCGCCTGCTAGTTAAGCGCGCGAGACACTTGCGCTCCGCGAGGGGCTTGACTGCAAACAGGTGGTTGTGCTTGCGTGCCCAACTGCACAACAGGAGAGTGCGAAGGATGAGCTTGTTTCGGAAGACCGCATTGACCGTGCAGGGCGGCGCGCTCGTGAAGCGAGACGCGGACACGGGTGAGGTCGTCGAGCAAGCCAAGCCTCTCCCCGGCGCTTCGCTCAAGAAGAACATGCGAGCGCAGTTGCGGCAGGTCACCAATGGCGGGCTCGACCAACTCGCGACGCTGCACGCAATCTCGCAGGGGCTCCCGTGGCGCGCGGAGCTGCCCGATGGACAGCACACGGATTGGATTGTGCCCACTACTGCCGAGCGGATGCAGGCCGCGCAGTTGCTCTGGGAGTACCAGCACGGCAAGGCAGTGGCGCAGACCGAAGTCGTGAAGGCCGCGCAGGAAGCGGACGACCTCGCGCAGTACCAGGCGTACTCCGACGAGCAACTCGCAGAGGCGGCGCTTCCGTACCTGGAGCGCGTCAAGAAGAAGGACGACAAGTGAAGCCCACCCTTCGCCGCGCGACGACAGAAGACCTGCGCTTCGTCCACTCCTCGTGGCACACCAACTTCTGGAAGGTGTGGGGCCACAAGCACATGCAGCGCGAGCACTACAACGCGGGCATGGACCGGCGCATCGACCACCTGCTCAAGCGACACCACACGCTCGTCGCGTACTTCCCCGAGGTGCCCGACGAGGTGCTCGGGTGGTCGTGCGTCGGGGACGACACCCTGCACTACGTCTACGTGAAAGCGGCGTACCGCCGCGCGGGCATCGCCAGCGGACTCACGCAGGGGCTCGTTCAGTGGTACACGCACCCGACGAACGAAGTAGGGCGAGCGTTCATGGCTCGCATTGGAGCGCAGTTCAACCCGTTCAAGATGGAGCTTTCATGAAGGTCACTCACGTCGATTTCATCGCAGTCGTTTCCCTCGGCGGCTCGCTCAAGAGCGCCTCCAACAAGGTGGTGGGCGACCGCCCCGGCCAGACACCCATGGAGATCAGCGTCGATGAGGACATGAAGTTCATCCGCCTCGTCAAGACGGTCAACGGCAAGGAGAAGGTGAAGTACGTGCCCATGACGAACGTCTCGGGTTTCGAGGTCGAGGAGCCCGCCAAGCCCCAGCCCGCTCAGGTCAAGGCCAAGTGAAACTCGACCCGCGAAAGGCAGCGGAGGAGCTAGCGAGGCGCGAGGCCAATCTCACTCGTGCGCGCTCGCTCACCGCCGCCATTCGCGGGGAGTTGTTCGGCAAGCAGCTCGAGTTCATCGACGACAAGAGCCGTAACAAGGCCGCGCTCTGCACCCGACGCGCGGGCAAGACGAGCATGTGGGCGCGGTACTGCGCCATCGAATGCCTGGAGAAGCCGGGGAGCCTCATCCGTATCTGGGCCATCAACCGCCTGCGCGCGAAGCAGCTTCTCTGGCAGGAGTTCATCCACGTCGCCGCGCGGCACCGCGTGCCCATCAAGACGCACGAGACGGAACTCACCATCCGTTTCGAGAGCGGCTCGGAAATTCGCCTCCTCGGGGCCGACAAGGACAAGGAAGCCCAGAAGAGGCGCGGCGACAAGACGCGCATGGAGGTGGTGCTTGAGGCGCAGTTGTTCGGGCCGTTCCTCAAGTCGCTCGTCGAGGACGTGGCCGAGCCGTGCCTGTTCGACTTGCAGGGGACCATGTGCCTTGAGGGTACGCCGGGGCCGGTGAGCACGGGGTACTGGTTCTGGATTACCGGCGACGGCGACGCGCCCGAGCGCGGCGAGTGGCAGAGCAGCGGCATGGACGTGCCCACGGGCGCGAAGACCGAGACGGGCGAGGACGTGAAGGAGCGCGTCGGCGCGGGGTGGAGTTGTCACCGCTGGAGCGTCCTCGACAACCCCCACCTGCCCCACGCGGCGGCAGAGCTTGAGAAGATTCGCGCCAAGCGCGCGTGGACCATCGACACGCCCACGTACATGCGCGAGTACCGGGGCCTCTGGGTGAAGGACGACGGCACCTTGTTCTACAAGTTCAACGAGAGCCGCAACACGTACACGCTCTCGGACGTGCAGCCGTGGGGCGACGGGTGGAAGCACGTCCTCGGATGGGACCTGGGCTTCCGCGACGACATGGCCCTCGTCGCGTGGGGGTGGCACCCGAGCAAGCGGGAACTCTACGAGGCCGCGTCGTGGAACCTGAGCGGCGCGAAGGCCGAGGACGTGATGGCCCAAATCGACCGCTGGGAGAAGATGGGCTTCGACTTCGTGGCGAAGGTGGCCGACACGGGCGGCGGCGGGCGCATGTACGTCGAGGACGTGATGTCGCGCTACTCGCAGGTGTTTGAGGCCGCGAAGAAGACCGAGAAGTCCGAGCACGTTCGCTTGATGAACGACGACTTCCTCTCGGGCCGCATCAAGGTGCAGCGCGGCGGCAGCTACGCGCAGGAGCTTGCCTCGTTGCCAAAAGACCCCGATTGGGACCCGTACTCGGGCAAGCCGCAGGGCGAAGACCCGCGCTTCCCCAACCACTTGTGCTTCGTCGCGGGAACGCTCGTCCTCACTTCTGAGGGAGAGAAGCCCATCGAGCGCGTGCGCCCCGGCGACCTTGTGCTTACACGCGCCGGGTGGAGGCCCGTCACACGCGCTGGAGCCACAGGCGTCAGGCAAGTCATCACGCGGCTGGGGCTTACCGGCACGCCAGAGCACCCGGTACTCACCGACAGCGGGTGGAAGCGTCTTGATTTAGTTGTTGGTACTGATGTAATCCTCTACGCATGGAACAGCCTTCAAGCGTCGAGTGGAACGGAGTCGTCTGGTATCGGCAGTCGGGGTCCAAGCGCAGATCTGACCGCGTATATTTCAAGTCCTGCGCTGGTGGACGAAACAGGTACTTGCATAGAGCCGTCTACGAGCATGCCCACGGGACCATCCCTCGTGGTTGGCACGTTCATCACCGCGACGGCAATCCTTTCAACAACGACATCGGGAACCTTGAAGCGCGACTCGGCAGAGAGCACCTCTCAGGACACCAAGCCGAGCGGTGGGCTGGAGCGACTCCTGAGCAGCGCCTCGCGGCTACTGCGGTCGCTCGCGCGAAGGCCCCTGAGTGGCACGGGTCCAAGGAAGGGCGAGCGTGGCACCGAGAGCACGCAGCCGACGTTGTTGAGAGCACACGCAGGATGCGTAAGTGCCGCGAGTGTGGATCCGACTTTGAGGGCGTCCTCAACTCCGTATTCTGTTCCGCCCGATGCACGAGTCGCTGGCACTCGCGCGAGCGAAGGAATTCGGGCATCGACAACGAGACACGCACCTGCGGCAAGTGCGGAAAGCCTTTCTCCGTCAACAAGTACAGCAAGCAGCAGAACTGCTGTCGTCTACGCACTCAGCGTGGCTGACCAGCACGAGTACTTCGCCAACGGCGTGCTCGTGTCGAACTGCGACGCGGCGCTGTACGCCTGGAGGAAGGCGCTGAACTACCTCGACTTCCTCGCCCCGCGCGAGAAGTTGAGCGAGAGCGACAGGATTGAGCAGTACGACGAGGAGAGACTCACAGCCCCGCCGACGACCGAGTGGTGGGAGAACGGAGTGGAGTATGCCGATGACCTTTGAGGAAGCCGTCAAGCAGTGCCGCCGTCTGGGCGTGGCGCACTACAAGTGCGCCGATTTCGAGTTCGTGCTTGGCGAGGAGCCAATCGCAGACGTGTCCGTTGACAAGCCTGTGGAAAAAGTCAAGTCTGGCAAGCGCGGCAAGGACGGGTACACCGCCGCCGAGCAATACGAGGTCTATGGTCGCGTCATGGACGCGGAGGAGTGACACATGGCGCAGGACTACCGTGACGCAAAGTCGTACAAGGAAAAGCCCGACAAGATGGTGAAGTCGGGCATCGTGCGCCCCCGGTGGTGGGAGGAGCGCGACGAAGACGACCTCGCCTCCCGCGTCGTGGACGTGGGCACGGACCTGCTCAACCGCGCGGCCCCTCGCCACGAAGCGATGGTGCGCTTTGCGCGCCTGTACGAGAACTGCGACTTCGACGACCTGTTCGGTCGCAACTACGCGGGCGACGTGGTGCGGCAGGTGCTCACGGGCGCGGGGATGATGTCCCTGAACGTGGGCGCGTCGTGCGTGGACACGCTGACCGCCAAGGTGACGAAGAATCGCCCGCGCCCGACGTTCCTCACCAGCGGCGGCTCGTGGGACATGCAGATCAAGGCGCGCAACCTCGACAAGTGGTGCCGGGGCTTCTTCTACGAGACGAAGGTGTACCAGAAGGCGCGGCAGGTCTTCGTGGACTCCTGTGAGTTCGGCACGGGCTTCCTCCAAGTCTACGCCCGCGAGGACGGCAAGCTCGACTGCGAGCGCGTGCTCCCGAGCGAGATCCTGGTGGACGACCTCGACGGGCAGTACGGCGCTCCACGGCAGTTGGTGCGCGTGAAGTACGTGCCGCGTGACGTGCTGACGCGCATGTTCCCCGAGAAGGCCGAGGAGATTGCCGAGGCGGGGAAGAAGGAGCGCCTCGACGCGGCGACGACGATGGACGCGCAGACCGAGGTGCTGGAGAACACCATCGAGGTCTGGGAGGCGTGGCACCTGCCCAGCGGCAAGGGCGCGAAGGACGGGCGGCACGTCATCGTCATCGACGGGTGCGTGCTTCACGACGAGAAGTGGAACGTGTGCGCGTTCCCCTTCGTCACCCTGCGCTTCAAGAAGCGCACGACGGGTTTCTGGGGCAAGGGCGTCATCGAGACGGTGCAGCCCATCCAGGTCGAACTCAACAAGACCGTGCGCTCCATCAGCCGCCAGATGCACCGCAAGGGCAAGGGGCGAACCTTCGTGCAGGTCGGGTCGAAGATCGTCTCCTCGCACCTGACGAACAACGACGGCGGCGACATCGTGATGTACGTAGGCGAAAAGCCGACCGTGGACAACGGGAACGCCATCGCTCAGGAGGAGTTCAACTACGTCCTCCAACTTCGCCAGCAGGCGTTTCAGGAGTGCGGCATCAGCGAGCTTTCCGCCGCCGCGAAGAAGCCCAGCGGCCTCGACGCCGCCGTGGCTCTGCGCGAGTACAACGACATCGAGTCCGAGCGGTTCGCCCCGCAGCACCAGGAGTGGGAGCAGTTCTTCCTCGACTACGCGGAACTCTCCATCGACCTCATCACCGAGCAGTACGGCTGGAGCGCGTACAAGGTGCTCGTGCCCGGTCGTCGCGACCTGCTGGAGGTCGATTGGGCGCAGGTTGACCTGAAGCGCGACGACTACGTGATGCAGATGTTCCCCACCTCCTCGCTGCCGCAGACGCCGAGCGCCCGCTACCAGAAGGTGAAAGAAATGCAGCAGGACGGGTTCATTTCCAAGCCCGTCGCGCAGCGCCTGCTGGAGTTCCCCGACATCGAGGCCGAGTCGAACCTCGGTAACGCCATCCTAGACGACGCAGACGCAACCATCAGCGCCATCCTCGACGCCGAGAAGCCCGAGGTGAAGACGCCCGAGCCGTACCAGAACCTCGACCTCATCATCGAGCGCGGCACGGAGGCGTACCTCTACGCGCGTCACCGGGGCTGCCCCGAGGACCGCAGGCGCCTCCTGCGGAACCTCATCGACCTCGCGACGAAGATGAAAGTTGACATGATGCAGCCGCCCGCGCCCGCGCCCGGTGCCATGCCTCCCGGCGGCGGCACGCCGCCCGGTGGCGCGCCTCCCGCGCCGCCTCCGATGGGCGGCGGGGCGGTCGTCAACAACACGATGAATGTGCCTCCTCCCATCATTCCCACCGTTCCGCCGATTGTCGGCGGGTAACACCCACACACAGGAGAATTTGTGGCTGACTCTGAGCAGAAGACCGAATCGACCCCGTACCGCCCGCCGTCCACGCTGAACGCTGCCGACCTCGCCGCAGAGTTCGACAAGCAGGAAGGCGCGCCGCCCCCGCCCGCGCAGCAGGCCGAGGCCCCGAAGACCGAGGCGAAGCCGCCCGTCGTCGCCTCCGAGAAACCCGTCTCGGAGACGAAAGACGAGGCTCCGCAGCTTCTGAAGATCGCGCAGGAGCGCGCGGCCTTCCGCAAGGAGGTCGAGACGGTCAAGCCGTACATGGAGGCGCTGAAGGTCTTCTCGCCGCAGGAGGCCCAGCGGCTCGCGCAGGCTCGCGCGTCGGGCAACCCCGTGGCCGCGCTCGCCGCACTCGGCTTCACGCACGCGCAGTACACGCAGGCGCTCCTCGGTCAGCCCGACGAGCCCTCGGAACCCGCGAAGGAGGCCCCGAAGACCGACTCGGAGCTTGCCCAGCTTCGACAGGAGCTTCAGGCGCTCAAGGCAGAGCGCGACGCGGAGAAGACGCAGACCGCTCGCCAGCA